GCAAACGGTCAACGCTACTTACTGGCCAATGATGTTGTACAAAATGGTGCCTGGGGTGACTTGGTAGCTTCTACAAATGATATCATTCAATACAATGGTGTCGAGTGGATAGTAAGTTTTGATGCTTCTGAACAAACTGATAGTGCATATACAACAAATGCTAATACAATGAAGAAACTATTCTTTACTGGCAACGACTGGGTGTTAGCAGTTGAAGGCACGTTTGAGCAAGGCCATTGGCGTATTGTTAACTAAATTAATATATGAGAGCAGTTGGAGCAGTTATCGTAAGCAAGAGAACAGGCAGAGCAATGATGCAGTTGCGAAGCCCTAGCGAGTCGCATAGTATGTGTTGGGGACTATGGGGCGGTAAGCTTGAAAACGACGAAGGCGACTTAGAAGGCCTAAAACGCGAACTATGCGAAGAACTAGGGTTCCCTGCTGTTCCTAATACACTTGCCGTCAGTCATGTGTACACATTTACTACAAGGGATAAACGCTTTAGACATGTTAGCTATCTAATATTGTGTGAAGATGAATTTGTTCCTGTTATTGATCACGAAAGTGCTGGCTATTGTTGGGTTGACTTATGGCACTGGCCGCAACCTTTACATCGTAATACAGCTAAGATGTTTAGTAGCCGAGGGTTCCGTGAAGCGTTAGAAGGTTTGTTAGAAGATGTTAAGGGTAATTAAAAATTCTATCAAACAAGAAAATGTAGTCTATACTGGACCGCATCAACAACTTTCCTATATTGCATGTTGGTCACCTAACCTGATTAACCCGCTACTCAATCAGTTGTATAAAAGTAGCGTATGTTATACAGAACGTTGGTATTTAGAAATAAGAAGAATGGTACATGAAGAAATGTGGGACCATCCTTTATTGTTAAGTGCGTTATATGATCAACGTTTAAAAACGCACCTTGTTAAAAGCACATTCATTGATGGAGCACTAATGAGAGATGTTATTAACAACGACTCATATCCAGAATACCAAATATCAGCCGCTGTTAATCTTAAAAAACTAAATCGCTGGTGTGCGTTTTTTGTTAGCTTGCCTGATTCACAAAAAACTCTTGTTGACCGATGTGGCCAATTTCGCGACTAAGATCTAAATCACAATAAATCCTAATACCGTTTTCTGTTAGCAGGTCGCATAGACCCATGTCTTCGCCGTGCCACGTACCGCTAGGGGCATGCCATGTTAATGGAAAGTGTGGACTTGGGATATCTTCAATAGCACTTGCCTTCATTAAAAGACAGCCCATACCAGTATATCTAACTGATACTAATCCATTGTCACTTGTATTCACTGGCTCAACTGGATCTATGTTATAAAAGGCAGTTGGATGAAATGGTTCAACACGTTTTGAATATGTTGCACACACAACTTCTTTACGCTGTTCTAACAATCTAATGATAACATTTTCTGGAAATGTCATATCACTATCAAACCACATTATATGTTCTGCTTGGTGATTGTTAATAGCGGTATCTAGTAACACTTGTCGTTGATTGCTTAGTACTGTACCAGCATCCATGTCTAATATTACAGGTATACCTTGTGACTCGGTATAACGTATAGCATTGATAAGACAAAATGTAAACAGAGAATGTACCATACCGTTAGTTGGTACACAGATAACAACCTGCTCGCTCAAGGCAGGTTGCGTATCGAACAAGTTTTTTTTGCTCTTGCCAAACATTATTCTTCGCCGTCGGCTTTCACATTGGCAACGTTGGCTTTGCGTTCGGCTAAGCGAGTTGTCTTGTTAATAACATTTAAGAATGTTTGGCATTTGGTGATGGCTTCTTCGTACAACTCGGCTGGCAACTTTAGCATTTGACCCATGTTGTCAGTTGTCACTGTTTGACAAATTGCTTCAACTGCGGCCTTACGTGCCAATTCACCAACCCAGTATTCTGGTTCTGCATCTTCCAATGCTTTGGCAACATTTTTACCAACTTCTTTTTGTACTTCGGCAACTTTATCAGCAAGAATAGTCATCTCGGTTAAAATAGCAGAGCGTTCCCATTCTTGTTTTGAACTATCAAGTACAGAATTTAATCTTTCGATTTCTTTACATAACTCGATTAATAAACGAGGGCCTGACAGATTACCATAAACAAAATTTTCTCTTTCAAATGTTGTTCTGTACGGTATCTGACCTAGCAAGTTTCTTGTTTTTGCTAGGATTTCGTATTGTGTTAGTGCCATTGTGAGCTCCTTGTTAACTATGTATCAATAGTGTTATATTAAATTTAGCCAAAAAGAAAGGGCGTTGCCGCCCTTTCTTTGACTTCTACTTTATTATGTATTGTATGGAGTTGTTCTACCGCCAAAGTTTGTACTTAGACTGATAGCACCACTGCTAATACCTACATAGGCACCAAGCGTGCCTCGCAATGCTACGTTTGAGCCTGCGCCAGGAGTAGTATTACCATACCCTTTACGCACGTTTGTAAACGTAATTGCTGATCCAGTTGCTGGAAGGATTGCCATAATTTAGTCTCCTTTTCTAGTTACCAGATCTTAAAGTTCAGTTGTCGCCGAACCGCCTAACTTAGCAATTTCTGCTCTTAAAGCATCAATTTGTAGCTGTTGCGCTTTTACTGCTTCGACCAGTAATGCTGTTAACTTGTCATACTTAACAGTTTTGTAGCCCTTGAAAGCACTTGGTGTTACCAACTGTGGTAAAACTGCTTCAACTTCTTGAGCAATAACACCAACTTCTTCTTTATCAGTAACACCTAAAGCCAAAGCTGTTTCGTTTGGACGGAATGTAACACCACGAATGCTCATTAACTTTGCAATAGGATCTTGAATTTCAACAATGTCCTTTTTCAAGTTGGCATCTGAGAAGTAGGCTGTAACTTCACCAGTAGCAGTAATGCCACCAGTAACTGCCCATGTACCCGAGTAAGAACCGCTCAAGCTTAATGTACCTGTGCTAGTAATTGTACCACCACTAATACCGTTACTTGTAGCAATACTTGTAACACCGCTTGATGTAACATAACCAGCACCGTTTGTTAGTTGGTTAGTGTTAGTAGGAATTGTGAATACACCAGTTGAGCTGTTGTATGCACCACTACCTGCTGTAAAGCTAACTGCACTACGAGCGCCTGAAGTTGTTATATATCCGTTAGGGTTCGTGCTGTTATAGGGTGTATAACCCAGTGCAGTAGTGACGTTACCACTAGTAATACCAGTAATATAACCAGCACCGTTTGTCAATTGGTTAGTATTATTGATTGAGTTGGTGATTGTAACTGTATCTGTTGTCGCATCTGTCGTGATGCTAATACCAGAACCAGCAGCGAATGTCAGTGTATCGTTGTTGCTATCAGCAACAACAGTAGTTTGACCGCTAACCGCTACGTTCTTAAAGATGTTTTGAGCACTACCTGTGTCAGTGTTAGTGAATGTAACTGCACCAGTAGAAGCAGATACACTGATACCTGTACCAGCAGCGGCACTTGTAACTGCTGTTGATAGGAAACCAGCGCCGTTAGTTAGTTGGTTAGTGTTTGTAGGAATAGTGATTACACCAGTTGAGCTGTTGTATGCACCACTACCTGCTGTAAAGCTATGTGCGGCTCTTGCACGAGCATCTGTATAGTACAAGTTTGTACCTTCACTAATACCACTTGTGCTTGGTGTTGTGTAGCTGAATACACCAGTTGAACTGTTGTAGCTTAATGAGCCACCTGCACTTACTGCACCACGAGCACGGGCTGTTGTGTGATAAAGGTTAGTTGAACCTTCACTTACGTTGTCTGTGTTTGCATTCAAGCTAACTGTAGCCGTAGAACCTTCACCTTGTGTGTGGCTTACACTAATACCAGTACCTGCTGTAACGTTAACCATGTAGTTACCAGTTGTGTCTGTACCAAGTGCCACTGTGTTACTTGCTACTGTAGCTGTCAATGTTACGTTAGCACTACCGTCAATGCTTACACTACCACTTAAATCACCACCTAGTGTGATTGTACGAGATGAACTCCACTTACCTGCTGTTCTTGCGTAATCAACATAGCCGGAGGTACCTTCACCAGAACCGTCGTCTGTAAGTGCTTTGGCAGCAAGAATAGAAACGTTACGCTCTAAGTCTGCCAAACGGCGCAAGCTAGACTTGCTACCTGTGAAAATAATATCTGTACCAGCTGGGGTACCTGTAGATTCGACCAACACACCTGAAGAGTTGAACTTATAGTTCTTTGTTGTGTCAAGTGTCTGGACTGTTGTAGAGCCTGCACTTCGTAATTCGCGTCTTGCCATTTTATTTCTCCTTAAAGAGTTAAACTAGTTCGAAGGAATAATCATTTATTCCCATAGCCACTGATTATTAATCAGCGCATCAGCAAGGGGTTTGGCAACCCCTTGCATTTGACTAGTTAGATTAGCTTAATTTGCTACCTGTAACTTCGATTTCGTCACCTTCTGCTAGACCTGTACCACT